TAATGCTTAAAGTATTACGCGCTCATCATATCCAATTTGATAAAAGAATTCTGATACCTAATAATATAAATATATAAGAGTGATGAGATAATTGTGGGATTTTGTGGGATAAGATGGGATGAGATGGGATGAAGTTTGAAAAGATTTTTCATACTGTGAAATAGAAAAAGCGGGCTTTGAGTCCGCTTTTTTATTCGAATAAATCCAGATTCTGGTCTAAATTGAATTTAAGCTTTTCTTCACCATTTACGATATGACGGATCGTTCTGATTGTCACGCCAAATTTACGTGCGATTTTAGAGCGGCTTTCTTTCTTTGCTGCCATTTCTCGTATCGTTCTATTACGCATTGCAATTGTGATCGTTGTAGCCATAGGCACTTCTATTGAAGTATTGCCTAAGTGCTCTGAGAGTAGCTGTAACTTAGAATAACCAATGATCTGTGAAAGCTCATGATGAATGCCTAAAGCATGTTTATGAGGCACGAAAACCAGAATGCCGCCATAACTTTCAATAAGACTTAAAGCTGGTTTTACGCCAATGAGCTTTGCCACAAATGCAAAGTTTTTAGGCATAAGTGCAATGAGTTCTTCATCAGAAAATAATTGTTGCGCGTCGGTGATATGAGGACGATAAACCATAATTGCTCCCGCTGTTATCCCATGTTAAGATTTAGCAGTCTTATGATTCATCTCCTCTTACTTGCATAGGTGGGTGGAATTAAAAACCTCAGTGTTGGCGCACTGGGGTTTTTGCTTTCTTATTGTTCTGTTCTTTCAATGCCGCAACGTTTGCACCATTGTCGTAAGTGAGTAATGATCATGTCTGCGTGATGGCTGCTCATAAATTGCAATGCACTCACGCCAACCTTGTTCTCTACAAATTTTGCTAAAGCTTTTTCGTCTTTATTTCTAACTTGACCAGCTGCATGTAGTTGCAACCATAAATGACGAATCAATTTGCTTTGGGCATCACTTGCTAAGTTTTTAACTCCAGATTTATTTTTTGATTCAACTTCAAAGCCAAGTTGTTTGAAGCGATCCAGCACAGTTTCAAGCTGTGCTAGATTCAAATCTTTTGAGCTAGTTTTACCAGTAGTGCTAGTAAGAATGTCTCGATAAAGTTCATCATCTAAACCAAGTTTTGTTTTACCCACATGGATTAGCTTGATTAGATTGGCTTTTTTATTAAATTTCATTTCTTGCGCCTTTCTCTGCTTCAATAATTGCTTCAGGAGTGGATTTAACCTGTGAATGGTCAATTATTTGATTACATAAATAAGTTTTTTCGCCGACAAAAAATCCGCCTAGACGTTCACACTCATTTGCAATCATGATGTGGGAATAAAGATGGCATAATGCCCACGCTATGATGAAACCCAGCAAGAAATTACCCATTTCACACCGTCCCTTGAAAAGCTTGGAACAAACCTATAATTGCTAGAAAAGCCAATGTGATTGATGCACCTGCTTTAAATTTATATGAGCGTTTCTCAAATATAGTTAAGCCAGTTTTGTTTCGAGTGGTCCACGCCAATTTAGCCTCTTTAAAGCAAGAACCTAAGCCCATTAGAAAGACCGCAAAGTAAGCCAGTACTGTTGCCCAATTCAGCAATTCATTCATGTAGGTGCTCCCAACTTTTCAAATTGTTTGCCACCATTCATTGCTTGATTAAGTTTTGCTGATTTACCTGATTGTTTACCAGCATGATAGTCATTAGCCGCTCTATCATTGAATGCTTTGCCTTTGTTGCGGTCTTTAGGTGTGAATGAACCAAGCTTCCCGTGAGCTTTATCCATATGTTTTTTTATACGTTCATTAGTATTTGCTGGAACTTCAATATCTAGGTCAGTTATTAAATGCTTAACTGAATCCACCCAACCTTCACAAAATAAATCCGCACGACGTACCTTGTTTTTTTTGACCGTTACACGTTTTAAGCTGTTTTCAATAAAGCTTTTTCTTGAACGAATCACTTGGCGATATAAAACATCAAAAGTATAAGAGGCAACTTCTGGTGCTGGATCGACACCAATAAATGTCCATGAAGCTTTAATGCCCCAAGTTCTACTGCCAGAGCTAAAAATAGGTTTGCACTGCATAGCTCTAGCAATTGTCATAACTAAACTTGCTTCCCAAGCTTGAGGTATCTTTGTTGCTTTACTCTCGCAACTAGCCTCAACGATATCGAGTAGATCAGGATCAATCTGAAATTCGCGCATCAAAGACTGCGCTTGACGTAGTGCAATTGCTGCTTCATTTTCATTGGCTGATTTAGCTAATGCTAAACATTTTTTGATTTTTAGAATTGCTTCTTCGCGGGTCATGCTCATTATGTTGTCTCCTTAATACTTTCAATCACTTCAGGTGGTAACTTTTCTAAATCTTCAATGCTGATCATTATGTTCTCGCTGCTCATCAGTACTGGATCACGACATCCAGCAGACACAGGCACGAATGCCTGTGTTTCGCTTATGCTTGAAGAGTGTTCAGAGCTATATCAATCGCACGTTGTTGAACTGTATGCCGTGAAATTCTCTGACCCGCCTCATTAAAAACGTGATACTCGAACCATCCGCAAATGTTGTATTTACGGGCAACACTTAAACCGTGCTTTTCAAGCATGTCTAAGCCCTTAATTTTTGTTGCCATTACTTAACAGCCTCTTTAAGTGCTTTTCCTGCTTTGAAGGAAGGTACTTTTGCCGCAGCAATTTTTAGCTCTTCGCCAGTTTTAGGATTGCGGCCTGTACGCGCAGCACGTTCTTTTACGGAAAAGGTTCCGAAGCCGATTAATGCAACGTCATCCCCAGCAGCAAGTGCTTTGCTGATGCCACTTTCAACTGCATTAAGAGCAGCTGTAGCTTGTGCTTGAGTAAGAGAAGCAGAAGAAGCGATGTGTTTGATAAGTTCTGATTTGTTCATGAGTTTAATTTCCTTCAGTAGTTGCTTGATTTTGGTTAAGTGCTGCACATGCAATTTCTGCATGTTCGTGGCGGTAGAAATGACCGACTAAAACGTCGTCATCACGGACAATTGCAAACAGGGCTTGCGGATCATCATTTAGTTGCGGTTCAAGTGCTTTAACTGTGTACATGTTGATAGCCTCAGTTTTAGGTTTAATGAGCAGCTGTAGCAGCTGGATCAACTGTTTCAATTTCATAGCCAAAGTTGTTGCGCTGTTTAAGAGTTGCACCAATTTCAGCGATTAGTTCAGGCGTGAGTTGTTTGATTGACTCCTTATCAGGTTCGGTTTTAGTACGGATGCAGTGTTCAAGCTTTAATTGCTTGAGCATCTGGCAAGTAAAAACAGGATCAGGAATAGTCACACTGGTTGATAAGCGGTAGCCAACCGAACCGTGTGTCAACTTTTTACTCTTGATTTGCAAAAACTCATTTTTGCGGTGATCACAAAATTCTTTAAGTTGAAGTTCATACGCCTTAACTCGTTCCAATAGCGGTTTAAGACGTTGTTTGGTTGCTTCCTTGAGCTTGTCGACCTGTTCATTACAAGCAGCTTCTTCAAGTGCGATGTCACGGTTGATATCAGCCATTTGTGCCAATGTTTGATCAACTGCTTCCCAACTTTGAAGTTGTGGTTCTTTGAGTGATTTACGTGCCATTAGTTTGTTTGCTCCTGTGTTTCAGCTGCTTTTAAGCGTTGGTAGCACTGTTCTAAAGTTTCATCTGGTTGCTTGTGTTTAACGACATGCGCCATAAGTTGTTCTTTTGGAATATTCTTCAGCCCACGTTCTGGCTGCTTCTCATTCATTTGGACAAAGCCCATCATTTCTTTAAAGTTGGTGTTTGGACGTTCATGTTTTTGACGTTCATGTTCCGCTTGCTCAGCTGCACGTTCAGCTTCAGTTTTAGCTAGTGGTGCAGCAGCTCGACGCTCTGTTGGTACTGGCGCATTTTCTGGTTTAAATGAACTGATCACTTCATATAAATAGCCGTGGTTTTTCAGAGGCAACTGCAACTTGCCTTGGTCACGACGCTCAAGCATTGTGTTGATTGCCCAGATCCATGCTGCTTTGGGAGCTGGGTAACTGTGGTGACCCCGTTTGATTTGCTGCGCATTAATATCCGCAGCAATTTCACCAAGTAACTTAGCTGTGCGTTCAAAAGTAAGCTCACGATTTTGAGAGCGAAACATCCCCAAATACTTGACCAGTGGCGTAGCTAAATCACCAACCAGATTTAGTGAAGCTACAAATGCTTTGCTGGCTTCACCATGTCCTAATAGGGCATCTAGGCTGTTTGTTGCTCCGCAAGCTGGGCATCTAGTTTTCATTTAGTGACTCCCAGCAAGTCGCAACAATGCGTTGTGGATAGCCTTGATAATTAAGTAAGCACAGTCTTCACCAGAATCACCATGTAAGGCTTCTTGATACAGTTCAACGAACTCTGGATCATCAGAAAGTTTTTGAAGCTGCTCCCAAGTAAGTTCATTGGGAATAACTGCATGTTTGTTATCAACCAACTTATTTAAATCTTTATTGAAATGTTGGCGTTTCTGTTTGATGTTCATAGACCACCTCGGAAATGCTTGGATTTGCTTTCAACTGCTGTTTGACAATCAATGCAAAGCTTTACGTTGCCCAATGCACGACGACGCTCTGGAATTTCTGCACCACAGTCTTCACATTCATAGTTACTGACTTGGTCAAAGTGTTTAATGTTGGCAAGTGCATGGTCTAAATCCTGTTCAGACAAAGTGCTTGCTACATCTGCAAAATCAGCCATTGCAACCTCCTAGTACAGCCATCACTACAGCGACTGCAAAAAACCAAACTGCAAAGTTCACAATCAGTAAATTTCTTAAATTAAATTTCATGGCTTAAACCCCCATCACAATGTCGCGTGTGATAACGTCCTCGCCGATTTCTGCTGCGAGGTTCATAGAACTGGTAATTAAGTTGCCAATGGCAAGTGGATATAAAAGTGAGCGTGTGGTTTTGCCAGCGCTGTTGATTTGAGTTAGACGGTCAACAACTGCTTGAATGCCTTCTTCAGTGATGATCGACTCCAGTTTTTTATCGACGCTTTTAACTCGGTGTTGTAAGTACTCAACTAATGAAGTATTTGTTAAAGGTTCCAGTGTCACACTCTCACAACGCTGTACAACTTCACGTACCGCTGGGTTGCGCTCACTTAATTTGTTTGCAAGTTCTGGCTGACCGATTAAGACGATCCCAATTAGTTTTTTGTAGCCGTCCTCTAATTCAAAGAAACGCTTTAACTGTTTAAGAGTAGCGATTGGCAAGCTGTGAGCTTCTTCAATCACTAATAAATGGCTATAACCAGCTTCACTTGAATTTTTTAAAATCATATGTACTTGGCGGAAACGAGCCTCGGCAGACATGCGTGGTTTCTCTTGACCAGCACTAACCGTATTAATAATTGCTTCAGCAATATGGCTTGATTTAAGTGTCTTACCTTGAATGTCATTATCTTCAGTCGCAATGACATATGGTTCGATAATCAAAATTGGTAATTTTTCACGACGAATACGATCTAAAAGGTCGCGTCGTAAAGTCGATTTACCTGAACCCGACTCACCTGAAATTGCAATGAATCCGCCATGTTTAGCAGTCTGATATAAGGCTTGACGCACATAGTTGATGTCGCTATTCAAGAATAGTTCTTCAACTGCACGAACTTCATTTGTGAAAGGGTTGTCAAACAAGCCAAAATGTTTTTTAGCTTGTTGAGTCAACGACTGTTTTGCGAGCAACATGGCTTGTTCGTCCTCATTTAAAAGTTCATTAATTTGTTTGTTTCCGTGTCGTGCTACTAATGCGCGATACACATGGTCTAGTTCTCTTTCACTAGCTGCCTCTGAGCCAAGCCTTTCAAGAAGTGTTTTTTGTGGTGGTGCATCAAACATTTCGTTAAATGCATCATCGATTTCTGACTCGCTAATCTTTGCGTTGACCAAGAACTCTCTAAAACGGGCTTTCACAAAATCAGTATTCTTCTTCGGCCATCTAAGGCAGTTGATGATGATGTTGATCGATGACGGGCTTAGCTGTACGTATCGAGCTAAATCAGCTTGTATAATTCCGTTGTCTAAAATGAGGTCCTTAAGTTTTGTCGAGCAGTCTTTTTGTTTCATGGTTGCTCCTTAACCAACAACACGAAGTTGTGGCCGTTGTTGTGGAAGTTCTTGTTCAGCCTTTATTGCTTCAGCAATTTCACGTACTGCATCGGCAGGGACTAAACCATCTGGATAAGATTTTTTGAGGGCCTTGTAGTGATCCGTGGTCCACAGGTCACCGATTAAGCCTCGGATTTCTTTTGCTGCTTCTACTGTTGAAATAGGTGCAGATTCACGACGTTGTTTAGTTGTAGTGACTTGCTCACCAGCACGTTTGATGTAAGTCGGAACTTCAACCGCTGCAACGTCTGCCATAGCATTGAGCTGACCGTCATAGGCTGGTTTCTTCTTGGCAATTGCTTTATCAACTTGCTCAAGAGTTTCAGCGTCATAAGCTTTTTTAAGTATGCGTTTGCGGCTTTCATCAATTTTGCTTTGAGGCATTGCCTTAATTTCTTCACCGATGATTGCTGCATCATTTCCAAAGCCAACCCAATCAACTTGCATCGGTTCGCATGTGAAAATGACCTCATTGCCGTGTTGATCTTTAGTCAATACATCGATGCATGGCGCACGGTATGGATTCACTACAATCTGCAACTTAGCTTTCGGGTAAACCCCATCAACATGACGAACGTCATAGTCTTGTGAGCCATAGCCTTGTATGGCATGACTAACCGTAAGATTGGCTTTAACTGTTTTTTCAACTGGTACTGTGCTGATAAGTTCACGGCACAATTCCATTGGTGGAGCAATGCGTAATTGTTCAGGCTTAATGGTTTGCCAAACAGCATTACGGCTGCGCTTAGTACGGCTATGAATTTTTGTTTCATTCCAATACATGCGCCATGCAGTAGCTTGGGCATTTAACTCTTGGATATTGTTGATCTGCATGAAACGCAGTCGGCCTTCAAACTGTGTTTCAACAATATTTTGAGCGTTTTCAACTTGGCCTTTTGCTTGTGAATTACCAGTTGCATGGGGTATAAAAGTTACATCTAGGCGCTCAAGTAAATTTCTGAATAAGCCACTGGTGTTTGCACAACCTTTGTCTGTGTAAAGGATGTTTGGAACACCGTGCATCGGCTCTTGAGCAGAACGCCTTTGAATTGCATTTAAGAAAATCTCAATTAAGTTTTCAGAGCTTTCACTGCCATAGACATACTCAACATAAATTGAGCCTGAATAGTGGTCAGTCATGACATAGCGAATCACACGGTCATTTTCGATTTTCTTCACATTGGCAGGTTTGTTCTTGTAGAACTTCTTCTCATCCATCACTTGCATACCGCCTTTAGGCAGGTAAAACAAAACACAGACAGAGGCATCAACTTGCCAAACGTGGTTTGGATGTAACGATTTTTGCTGTGTATGTGCTGACGGTGTAGCCAGTTGTTTTGGGTGGCACATGTTTTGTTTCATGACACGCGCAACTGTTGCTGCTGATACTCTTGGTGCTTTACCGTCGGCGATAAGCATTTCCAGCGCTGTAGTCATCGGCAATGTCTTTTTACCATTGGCACGTGTTGCTACGTGCACCATACCGCCGACCATTTCAGCAACTTCTGTTGGTACAACTGTTTTACCTTTATCAGAGCGCTGTTTACGTTCAGATTTAAAACCTACTTTTTCAAGTTCACGGTAAAGTTGTGGCTTGCTAAGACTCAAAAAGTCACATGCAGTTTTAACAATCGCAGCTTTCCCACCAAACTCGGCAGCTGCAAGTTTGGCTGCAATTTCGCGCAAATAATCTTGTTTTGCTAAGTTTGGATTTGTCATGATTACTGCTCCACGTTTGTTGCATCAAATGGAGTAGCGTCTTGATCCGCAGGCGGCAACCATGCTGGGTTCACCATCGTTTCAAAATCAATTTGAATTCCAAATTCAACACTAGTTTGGGCAATCTGTTGAAATGCGCTGATAACAAGGGCTTCTAGTTGCTCTTGGATGTTGTAAAGGCCATGTTCATTGATTGTGTCTAAAACAGAGTTGATAGTGTTTTTGAAGCGCACTGTGTCGTTGTGCATCATTAAGCATGCGCTGGTGGCTTCTTCTAAAGCCTTTGCAGCAATGAGTTGCTCTTCAGATTCAGCACGTTTTTTGATTTGAACTGGACTCTGTAGCTTGGTGAGCTTTGCATCTAATTCATTAATCTTTTGGTCTTTCTTTTGAAGAAGTAAATCAGCAGCTTCCTTATCAGCTTTAATTTTGCGAAGTTCGTCTTTTAATTCGCGTGCCGACATGGTTTCAATGCTATCTAATGAAAGCTCTCCAATACTTCCACCTTGTTCGATGACTTGTATTTCGTCATCATCCAATGTTACAAGCTCAAGCAATTTTGTTTGATTTCCAGCTTTCTGCAAAAGCGAACTCGAATTCGTTTTTGAGAATTTCAATACCGCTGACATGAATTTTTGTGCCATACGTGGAGTAAAATTCAACATCTCAACACGCTTATTAAATTCACCATGAGGGCTGATTTCTTTTAAAATTAATAAGCGTTTGCCAAGCTCCATAACAGCTTCAACAGTACGTTGTTGGAAAAAGCGAATTTCATCTTCCAATGCACCTACAGTTAAGGCTCCTTCATAACCAAGTTGCGTTGCTAAACCTGCAACAGCCTTTGTATGATTTTGAATTTCAACTTCAGTAACTACTTCATTACTCATAACGAACCCTTATTAAAACTGTGTTTGTAGACGTTGCTTGTATTCATCAATACGAGCTTGCATGCGGTCACATTCTTCTTTGCATGAAGCGCCGAAACGAATTGCCATCATGCTTGGTGCATAGTTGCCGTTATCGCGTTTTTCAGCCCAACCATTTGCTTCAAGCGTTTGTAGTGCACGTGTGATAAACGTTGGTGACTCTTTTAGGCTTTCAGAAAGTTGCTTATTACTAACGCCAGTAATGTAGTGACCACGTAGAGCGAATAAGACTGATAAAACTTTTCCTGCCGATTTATTTATTGAACTCATGCCCATCTCCTTGAGTAAACTTGATTGACATTAGTTGCTGTTTAAGAACTTCATTGTCTTGTTCAGCGAAAAACCATTGGACATATCCGAAGGTCGCTACGAAGACGATTAGGTAACGAAATGCAATACTTCCTAATTGTTTTTGTCTCATCTCTTTCCCCGTGTGCAAAAATGTGCGAATATGTGCGAAGTAACTAAACAGTGACTTTTTGTTTAGGCTCTGGTTTTAGTCCGAGCGCAACGGCAATCTTGTGGGCACGTCCAAAGTTTCCTTTAGATTGACCGTTGAGTACTTTGTAAACTTCTTGTGGGGTGAAACCTTTACTTTCAGCCCATGATGAAACAGGAATACCTTGTTCAATAAATTCCTGTTTAACTTCTTCGGGAGTTTTTAGGTGCATATTTAGTGTCCTCTGTGTGTCTAAAGTTGCATTAAGTAGAACTTATAGCACCACATTAGTAACTATTTAGTTACTTGTCAACATTATTGGAGTGTTTTTTGTGACTATTGGAGCAAGACTTAAAGAAGAGCGTGAGCGACTGGGTTATACGCAACCAGTTTTTGCTGAATTAGCAGGCACTACCAAGAAAAGTCAGATCGATTACGAGAAGGATTTGACACAACCAAAAGCGGGATATTTAGCTGCAATTGCCGAAGTTGGAGCAGATATTGGTTACATAGTAACGGGTAATAAATCACCGAAGTTACAAAATAGTGACTTTGCTTATGAGTTTGACTTAGTCAATGTTTATGATGTTTCGGTGTCTGCTGGTGATGGTGCAGTTTGTTTGGGTGAAACAGAACCTACTAGCCGTTTGGCATTTAGAAAAGACTGGCTCGCAAGACATGGGCTTTATGCTAAGGACTTAGTCATCGTTTATGCCAAGGGCGATTCAATGGAGCCAACTATTCATGACAAGGAGCCTTTATTAATCAATACGATTGATAAAGAATTAACTGATGGTTTTATTTATGTTGTAAGAAATCACGAAAATTTCTGGGTTAAACGTGTTCAACGTCAATTTAATGAATTGTTATTGTTGTCAGATAATGAAAAATATTTACCCATGAAACTTGATTTAAATGAATCGACAGATGTTGAAATTATTGGCAGATGGATACCACCTAGTCGCGGGACATTCTATTAATATGAAAAATTTAATTACTATTGCTGGGTTCTTATTATTGGCAGGCTGCTCTACTCAAAAACAACCGCAGTCAGAACCTCCTTATGTGAAACAAAATTATAGTGAGTCTGATCCTGCTGCGAAATTGAGCGTTTCTCAATTTGCTGGTGTAGTTAAAAGTATTTATCCTGCTTATCAAATCAGTCATTCAAACGATGGTAGTGAAGTAAAATTCTTACCAAATGATGTCAAAGCAGATACTAAATTTATGCCAAATAATAATTGGTACAGTATTAAAATTATCAAAGAACCAAATACTGAAAATTGGAAAGGTCTTATTGTAGAAGTTTTTAATAAAGGTTCCTTTGGAGAGTCAAAAGCTGTTGCAGCAAAAGACTGTCAAAAGATTTTTGGAAATATTGATAACCGTGTACCTGCTGTGCTTTATGATCTTGAAAATCGGTTAAATCAAAGTCCAAATGCTTCAATCTCTAACCGTCAGTATGGTTATACTTTTCACTTAGATGCAAGTCACTACAATCAAGGTTATCCAGTAACTTGTATGGTAAGTAACTAGAAACCAAAACTGAGCGGAAGCATTTCCGCCTGATAAAAAAATAGTTCAGATTGCAACATAGCCTCATCATTTGATGAGGTTTTTTTGTGGATAAAACTTTTCAAACTGCACTGAAACGAGTGCTTCAACATGAGGGCGGTTATATTAACCATCCCTCTGATCCTGGTGGTGAAACCAATTACGGCATTACAAAAAGTGTTGCACGCCAATATGGTTATAAAGGCTCTATGAAAGATATCCCTATGGATATAGTTGAGAAGATTTATAAAAACCAGTATTGGAATGCGATGAGTTGTGACAACTTCCCATTTTCTGTGGCTTTTCAACTTTTTGATGCAGCTGTTAATCATGGTCTGCTCAATGCTCGAAAACTTCTACAACGAGCTGTTGGTGTTAAAGACGACGGTATTGTGGGTGCCTTAACTTTAGCTGCAGTTCGTAAGCAACCACAGTTTGCTTTAATCAGTTTATTCAACTCCAAGCGTATTGAATTCTATACAAAGATTTCAACTTTCAATGCCTTTGGTAAAGGCTGGATGGCACGTGTTGCCTTGAACCTTAAATATGCTGCGGAAGATATGTCATGAGCCAATGGAAACGAAATTTTCGACGTCAGTTAGCTAAACAAAATGCTGTAAAAAATCAGCTTGTGGCTAATGAATCCCAATCCATTCAAGGTGTGCCAGTCAAGCTCAAAAAGCGCTGGATAGTAGAAAATTGGCGCAGTGGTTGGTTATGGCTATCAAACTGGATTTTGCTAGTTATTGCTTGGGTCGGATACAACGGTGTTCCACCTGAAATTATAGCGCTTATACCAGAAGCTAATCGTGAAAATGTCATACCTTTTTTGTCAGCACTCGGGGTGGTTTTCCGATTTATTGACCAAAACCGGAAGAAACCTTTGCCTCCTGCATCCGATACCTTTAAGGAGGATGTATGACTATTGAGCTTGAACCATATCAAGTGTTTTTAGTTCTATCGGCTGTGCTAAGCGCAGTCGCTGGAATGATCAAGCTCATGGGTAGCCAGATTAATAAAAACATTCAGCAAAACTTTGAGTCAACAAATCAGAAGATTGAGGAAGTGTCACGTCAAGCCATAAAAGGTCAAGAAGAAGTCCGGGAGCTTGAACGTAAATTCCTTGAATTTAAAGCTGATATGCCTTTCCGTTACATTGCCCGTGATGACTATATTCGCGGTCAAACCGTTATTGAAGCCAAGCTGGATGCTGTAGCAGAAAAGCTTGAAAAAGTTCAGATTAAGCAAGGAATTAACCCATGAGTTTTGATCTTCAAAAAATCCGTCGTGAAGGTATGCGCTGGCATTTGCTGAATGCCTTAGATAAAGCTCGTCCACTTGGGGCATTGGATACTTTATTGCTTGATGTAATGCGTGCTTTGTACGCTGATACAACCCCACAAGAATTACATGTTCAATTGGACTATTTGGAAGAACGTAAGCTAGTTGAAATTAAAAAGCAGCCTGATGGTCATTGGCATGCAAAGCTTGATCGTTTAGGTATTGATATTGTGGAGTACACAATTGATTGCCAAGCTGGTATTGCCCGTCCAGAAAAATACTGGAACTGAGGTGACACATGGCAAGAGAGTCGTCAATTGATCTACTAAGTGCTGAGGATAAAACTTGGCTTGATAAGCGGTTTATGGATCAAGGTTTTTGTGGTTATGAAGAAATTGCAAAAATCCTGCAAGAGCGTGGTTACAACGTCAGCAAGTCAAGCGTACACCGTTACGGTCAAAAAGTAGAACAAAAACTTGCTGCGGTTCAGGCCAGTACACAAGCAGCTATGATGATTGCAGATGCTGCGCCCGATGATAGTGATATGCGAAGCTCTGCTGTTTTATCGCTGGTTCAGACTGAATTGTTTAATGCGCTTATTGCTTTGCAAGAATCAGAAAATCCTGATGCAGACCCGGCAGATCGCATCATGCTTATGGCAAAAGCTGGTAAAGGTATTGCGGAAATTGCCAAGGCTTCTGTGAACCAGAAAAAGTGGGAATCAGAAGTTAAAGAACGTGTTCAAGCTGCTGCCAAAGCTGTTGATAAAATTGCAAAAAAAGGTGGTCTATCTGCTGAAACAGCAGCTGAAATTCGTAAACAAATCTTAGGGATTGTCGACAAATGACCACTTTAGAAGCTTCACCAATAAACCTGTTACAACCTGATTTTGATAGTGATGTTCCTGCGGTTCTTTTGCCATACCAGCAAGAATGGATTGCGGATAAGAGTCCTTTGAAGATTGGTGAAAAATCACGTCGTATTGGTTTGACTTGGGCAGAAGCTGCGGATGCTGCACTGGAGTGTGCAAGTGACCGTTCTGCTGGTGGACAAAACTGTTATTACCTTGGTTATAACAAGGATATGACAGTAGAGTTTATTCAAGCTTGTGCCATGTGGGCACGTGCCTATGGACTGGCTGCTGAAGAAGTTGAAGAAGGTATTTGGGAAGATGGTGATAAACACATTCAGACCTATATCATTCGCTTCCCTAAATCTGGTTTCCGCATTGAAGCATTGACCAGCCGCCCATCCAACTTACGTGGTCGTCAAGGTCGAGTCATTCTTGATGAAGCTTCATTCCATGAGTCACTAGATGAACTACTTAAAGCTGCCTTAGCTTTATTAATTTGGGGTGGCTGTGTACGGGTGATTAGTACACATGATGGTGAAGATAATCCATTTAATGAACTGATTAATGAAATCCGTGCTGGTAAACGTAAAGGTACAGTCCATCGTACAACCTTTCGTGATGCGGTTAATCAAGGCTTATATAAACGTGTGTGTATGCGTAAAGGCATTGCCTATAATGAGACTGAGGAAGCCTTATGGGTACAGGAAGTTTATGATTTCTATGGCAGTGCAGCAGATGAGGAGTTGGATGCAATCCCCTCTAAAGGTGGTGGTCGTTGGCTGCCGCATTCACTACTTGAAAGTAAAAAAGATAGCACTGTACCAGTCATTCGTTTTGAGGCACCCAAGGGTTGGGATGACTTTAGTAATGTGAGTGAAGAAGCCCGAAATGCTGAGGTGCAAGAATTCTTTAATGAGCACTTAAAGCCATTGATTGAAGCATTACCTAAGAAACTGAAAAGTTACTATGGACTGGATTTTGCGCGTAAACGAAATGCATGTTCGTTCTGGCCTCTTGTTGAACAGCAAAATACCAGAAAACGTATTCCTTTCTTGTTCGAAATGTTCAAAGTTCCATATAAACAACAAGAAGAATTTCTAAAACTTATTGTTGCGATACTGCCTAACTTTAGCAAAGGTGCACATGATGCTGGAGGTAATGGTGGTTATTTAGCTGAAGCCATGCAAGTTATATATGGTGAGCGAATTGAAGCTATCATGTTGACTGAAGCATGGTACCGTGAAAATACACCACACTTTAAAGCCTCGCTGGAAGATGGTGATATTGAGAACATGCCAGCGGATCAGGATGTAATTGAAGATCACCGGGCTTTTGTGATGGTTAATGGTGTAGCACGTATTCCAGCACAGGGTAAATCTAATTCAAATAATAAAGATCGTCACGGTGACAGTGCTATAGCCCATTTGCTGGCTGATTATGCCAGCAACCATCCTTCAGCACCGATTGAGTTCATTCCACTACCTTCTAGAGAAGAAATTGAAACGAACCCAGATGATTATGATGGTTGGTTTAGTGATGTTGGATGCTATTGATCTTCAGTTTTATCCCAGAAAATATGTGGAAAGCTTTCTGGGATTTCTGGAATATCAATTGTAGTTAATCTATTTGCATTAGGTATCCCTACACCATAAACAAACTGAATTTGTTCTTGGTTGTGAACCTGATCTGGATGCCAAAGAATAAATGCTTCCGCAGGTCGTTGTAAGTAAAAAAGCCTTAACTCATTAGAGTTATACGTGAACTCATCATCGTTAAAGTATTCATTCAATTCATCATTAACTAGATCATATACATAACTAAGTTCTTCCGTATATGCCTCTGAAGCATGGGGTTTTAAATAAGCAAGAACCCGTGGTTCACCATTAACTCTGAAATGAAAGATTGGAATTTCCCACCCCATATTATTTCTCCTAATTAGCTGGAAATGCTTCCGCCTGAATAAAAAGTATTAAAAATATAATAATTTAAAACGAGGTGACGAAACTTGCTGGAACAAGAATCGCCCCCTTTGGTAAAAGTGCTACCGCAGGCTTAGCCTCGTTACTGTGCACACAGTTATTGCAGGCTATCAAAAATGAAAAAGTTTTGCAGTAGGTGAAATAATGAAAACCAAGCCAATTGTTCCTTGGATGGGTGGTAAGCGTCGTCTGGTGTCGCAACTGATTGAAAAAATGCCAGAACACCAATGTTATGTAGAGTTATTTGCAGGTGGCGCAGCTTTATTTTTTATGCGTGAAGAGCAATCTAAAGTTGAAGTGATTAACGATTTAAATGGTGAACTAGTGAACTTATATCGAGTTGTGCAGCATCACCTTGAAGAGTTCGTGCGCCAATTTAAATGGGCGTTGGTCAGCCGTCAGATGTTTGAATGGCTTAAATCTGCCAGTGTTGACTTGATGACTGATATTCAACGTGCAGCACGGTTCTATTACCTACAACATACTGCCTTTGGTGCGAAAGTTTCAGGTCAAACGTTTGGTACAAGAACTGCAGGTAGACCAGTGAATTTACTCCGCATAGAGGAACAACTGAGTGAAGCGCATTTGCGTCTCTCCGGAGTGACAGTTGAGCATTTAACTTGGGATGCATGTCTACTGAAGTATGACCGTCCACATAGCTTTATGTATGCCGATCCACCGTATTGGAAATTGGCTGGCTACGGTGTTGGTTTCGGTTTGGATCAATATGAAAAAATGGCTGAGCTTATGAAGACCTGTAAAAGCAAAGTTATGCTTTCAATAAATGATCATGAAGACATGCGTGCCACATTTGATGGGCTAAATATTGCAACCACCAAAATTAAATATTCTGTGGGTAATTCTGGCTCAGGACGTGATGAAAAACAGGAACTCATCATCACCAATTACTGAAGCGTAGTGTTTATAGATTTATAAATCTTTATAAACGCGTTTTCCTGCATTTATTTTGTATTTTGCTGCAATGATCCGTAAAAATAAAAAAGGCGCTTAAATCGCAAATGAGCGCGTGAAATTGGGCGGAAGCATTTCCGCCTGATTTTAAGCCCGCTAAAATTTCACAATGGTGCAGAATCCTCAAATTGTATTTGCATCTATCATGGCTAAAAAAGACCGCACTTCTAAAAAACAAGATCGTACTGCATTAGAAACCCAGCAAACCGCAGAAGTATCTTGGCTGTCAAATCAGTGGCAAGAGCATCCAGTTGTTGGGATGACACCATATCGATTACATCAATTACTGACAGAGGCTGAGCAAGGCAATTTGCAGGCTCAGGCTGATCTGTTTTGTGATATGGAAGAGCGCGACGGTCATATCTTTGCGGAGATGGATAAACGCAAAAAAGGTGTAAACAAACTTGCATGGGGCGTTAAACCACCTAAAAATGCCAGTACACAAGAAAAGAAAATTGCTGAAGAAGTCCAAGAGTGGATTGATGATATTAAAAACTTTGAGATGTTCTTGTTCAATGCGATGGATGCTGTTGGACATGGTTATTCATGCCAAGAGATCCAATGGAAACGATTAGGTAATTTGTGGCTTCCAGATAGCTTTGAACATGTAGTACCTCGAAACTTCATGACCCCTCATAACCAATTGAACTGTTTGCGTTTAAATGATGGCTCCCCAGATGGAGCCGAGTTCTGGGACTTTGGCTGGTTTAATCACTTACACCAAGCTAAAACAGGTTACATCAGTCGTTCAGGTTTATACCGGGTATTAGCATTTCCATTTGTTTTTAAAAATTATGCTGTTCGCGATGTGATGGAATTTTTAGAAATTTATGGCATGCCGATCCGTATAGGTAAATATCCTTCTGGTGCGACCAAAGAAGAGAAAATGACCCTTCAGCGTGCGGTTATGCTAATTGGACGCAATGCTGGTGGGACTATTCCCAATGGGATGAGCATTGATTTTGAATCAGCTGCTGATGGTGATACTGCCAACCATATGAATATGATCAAGTATTTTGAGCAGATTCAGTCAAAAGTCATTGTGGGCGGTACTTTGATTTCACAAGCGGATGGCAAATCATCTACAAATGCCCAGTCAAAAACACATGAAATTCAATTTGAAACATTGATAAAGTCTGATGCTAAACAATTAGCACGGTCAATTACTGACAATCTCATTGATTATTTGATGCGATTGAATTACCCCAATATTCCTAAAGATCGTTATCCGGAGTTTTACTTTGATACCAGCGATGTTGAAGACATGGAGGTATTTAGTAATTCACTTGAGAAGCTTGTTGGTGTCGGTATGAAGATACCTTTGTCATGGGCGCATGAGAAATTAGGTATTCCACAGCCTGCTAATGATAAAGAGCCTGTACTAGGGATTGTGCAGCAGCCAAGTCAATTACCAAATCTTGCATTAAATACATACCAGCCAAATTTATTAAATAACTTGATTGCTGCTAACTCTGCCCAATTGCCTGTTGAAGAACAGGCATTACAGTTATTACTGAAAGAACAATCTGAAACTGCTCAAACTACGGCTGAGGACTGGACAAAGCAATTATTGAATAAGATTAATGCTGGCAATGAGGAAGAAGTTTTAGCACTTCTTCAAGATGTTTACCCAGCTGATGATGAACCAGCTCTACAAGAAAAATTAACACGTTTGATTTTTGCTGCCGAAGTTATGGGTCACTTAAGTGTTCAAACGGAGCAAAGCTAATGCCGAAAGCTCAACGTCCGGAGTTGAAAGCTTTATTTGAACTACCGCCAAGTGATGCCATATCTTATCTTGAAGAAAAGGGTTTTAAGATTGGTTGGGATTGGCATGAAACCCTTGATAATGCACATAGCAAAGCATTTACCGTGGCAAAAATTGCCCGCATGGACTTATTGCAAGATATCCGTCAATCCTTGATTACTGCTATGGAAAAAGGACAAACACTGGAGCAATGGAAAGCCAGTATTATGCCAACCCTTCAGGAAAAAGGCTGGTGGGGAAAGAAAACCGTCATTAATCCAGAAGGTCGAGAACAAGAAGTTCAACTGGGCAGCCCACGTCGGTTGCGTACGATCTATGATACAAATATGCAGTCCGCTTTTGCAGCTGGACGGTACAAAGCAATGCTTGCAGGTGCTGAAGCACGGCCATACTGGGAATGGCGTCATATTACGATTAGCAATCCTCGTAAGCAGCATGTGGCCCTAAATGGTCGATTATTCCGTTTTGATGATCCGTTTTGGAATGTTGCTTATCCCCCAAGTGAGTGGGGTTGTAAATGCCGGGTGATTGCACGTTCTGCCCGTGAGGTTGAAGGTAAGGAAATCTTATCAGGTGAAGGAAATGAATCTGACATATATGAACGTGTGGGCGTGGATCGCAATACTGGAGCCGATGTTATTGTTAAGCGCACTCAGTTTGATATTCCAACTAAAGATGGGAAATTAACCTTTGCACCCGCTGCTGGTTTTAATGGCTCACCAGCTTCTAGCTTTTTGTTGAATGATGTAATGATTAATCGAGCGACTAACCTGATGGGAGAAGCTCGTGGACTAATTCAATCACAGAAGTTAATGACTAATCATAATCTTACAAAGGTTAATGAAAGTTTTGTGAATCATGCCCTGAAGCTTTCAAAATCTCAAAAACAGTTTAGTCCAATTGGTGTGCTTCAGTATGATTCAGTAAAATTCTTAACAGCGGCAGGTCAATCATTTGAATCTAAAATGATATGGTTGAGTGATGAAGTTCTTGTTAATAAAAAATACACTGATGTATCTGTAACTGAACTGATTGCTTTGCCAGATTTAATTGACAATGTGGAGCAAAAGCTTTGGGATAAACAAACTCAGGCTTTGTTTTATGTATTGCCACATAATGTTGTTACTGAGTTCAAAGTGGTATCTGGACATTTGCAAGTATCCCGTATCTTCAAAAATATGCCTCCAAATGATTTTGAGGTGATTGAATGAGCTTTATTCAAATCAAAAATGATGCTCTGGTTTCTCGTTTAGGCCAAGCAGCTGATCGTATGGGTGACACCACACCATTATCAGCAGCGATTGCAAATACATTTGCAGCCATAACTGAAGATAACTTTGATGCAGGTGGACGTCCTAAATGGGCTGGTCTGGCTCCGGATAGATCACAACCTTCTTACCTATACCAATCAGGGAATTTGCGACGTAGTATCACGACTCAATATACCCGTGACCAAGCAATCATTGGCACCAATGTTCCTTACGCACCCATTCTGCATAACGGTGGGCAAACTCGTCCGCATGTGATACGTCCCAGAAATAAACAGGCATTGTCATTCAATGGTAAGGTGTTTAAACAAGTCAATCACCCGGGAAGCAAGTTCCCGGCACGACCATTCTTGCCGATGGATGAGCACGGATTCTTACAAAAAGAGGCAGAAGATGCAGTGTTAGATGACGTAGATTTTTATTGGCATAGAAGCTTTGAATAAGAATAAATAAACTGGGCGGAAGTGTTTCCGCCTGATCTTTTTTATCCCCTCAATTTAATCTCATAACATCTTTTTAAAAGTAGATGTTATGCCTAAATCAATTCTTGTCGCTTCATGCTCAATTGACTTGAATGCCACATCGACTCATCTGGTACTTGTTCCTGAAGGAACATTCAATGGAGTTGATGGACGACCTTTTGATGCACCGCATTGGATACTTACTCCAGAGCGTGGTGAACAGATTGTTGCTGCATTAAATCAACGTGCAGTTGATATGGTGATTGATTATGAACATGCCACATTGAAAGCACAGGAAACTGGTGAACCAGCTCCAGCTTCAGGATGGTTAAAAGCAGCATCTTTTTCATACATCAAGGGAGTTGGCATATGTAGTACTAATTTTAAATGGCTCGATAAGGCTAAAGAACATATCGAGAAGGAAGAATATAAGTATTTATCACCCGTTCTTTTTTATACCAAAAATACTGGTGAAGTCGTTGGACTTCATAGCGTTGCATTAACCAACACCCCTAATCTGGATAATCTGCCCGAGGCTCGTCTTGCTGCCTTGGCACAGGATTACTTTACCCAAAATTCCACACAGGATTCTGAAATGGAAGAGTTATTAGAACAACTGCGCTGGATGTTAAACCTGCCATTGTCTGCAACAGCAGAAGAAATTTTGGCAGAACTTAACAAGCTGTCAGCGCAAATCAAAGAAAAAACCGGTGTTGCTGTAGCTGCAAATGGTCAGCACCTTTTTGATGCCTTAGCTGCAATTGATCAGCTTAAGCTGGCTGCAAACAGTCAAGATCAAGTCGATATGACTCAATTCGTTCCAATGGCTGTTTATCAAGAAGCGGTCGCAAACGCAGGTAATGCTGAAGCTGTTCAAAAGGCAAAAGAAATTGATGACTTGATTATGGCTGCATGTAGCGATGGTCGTTTAACTGGTCAAGTAACCATTGCATGGATGAAGGAACAGGCAAAAACCAATCCTGATTTTGTCAAAGCTCATATTGAAAGCCTGCCAAAAATCGCAGCTTTAACTCAACGTCAAACTGAGCAAGTGAATTTAGCAGCAAACCATCAGCAACAACCTGTTGTAGATGAAATTGCCACTAGCATTGCGACCCAATTAGGGCTTGACCCAGCAGATTTAGGAGCTAATCCATGACATATATGCAAAATGGAATCGTCACTGAAATGCGTGACGGTGAGTTAATCCCTGTCCCATTAAAAGCTGGTGCAGTGGTTCTGGTCGGGACATTCGCATTGGTTGATGACACGGGATTTGCTGTTGCTTCAACAGCTGCAATTGCAGCAACTCAAAAGGTTATGGGCGTTTGGGACAGCTCGGCAGATAACACTGATGGCGAATCTGGCGACGTTCTAGCCTGTGTACGTCGAAAAAAACAATTCTTGTTCCGCAATTCAACAACTGATGCCGTTACGCAGGCTGAACTTGGTGAAGACGTTTTTGTGGAAGATAACCAAACTGTCGCTAAAACAACAGGTGCTGGTCTTCCGGTTGCTGGCAAATTTATGGGTTTTGATACGCAATTTACTGACTGCGTTTGGGTGGAGATTTAATTAATGGTTATTACTGAACAAAATGGTGCTCGTATTCTGAATGCTTTGAGTACAAGCCTTAAACTAGTATTCAAAAATGCATTTGATGCGGCTCCTAGTAACTATGCAAAAGTAGCAATGGAAGTGCCAAGTACTGGTGCATCTAACACTTATGCGTGGACGGATCGCTTTCCTGCTTTACGTAAGTGGATTGGTGATAAAGCAGTTAAAAAATTAACAGGTCATGCCTATATCCTGGTCAATGAAGATTATGAAGCTACTGTTGAAGTGGATCGTAATGATATTGAAGACGATAACTTGGGTATGTACACCATCGAAACTCAAGCTGCTGGTCAATCAGCTAAAGAATGGCCTGATGATCTTGTCTTCACTGTTTTGACAAAAGGCTTTGAAGAAAAGTGTTATGACGATAAGCCTTTTTATTCAACTGATCACAAAGTCGGTGAAGGTAAAAATGCCAAAGTCTTTTCAAACAAACTTACCAAAGCTTTAAGTGTATCAACACTGGCAGCTGCACAAGCAAGTCTTGGTGCTGCAATGACCATGATGCAAGAACTAAAAGATTCAGAAGGTAAGCCACTCAACTTAAAAGCAAACCTTTTAGTTGTGCCTCCAGCATTACGAGAAGTTGCTAATGCCTTGATGACTACAGATCGCCTAGAAGATGGGAAGGTAAACCCCTATAAAGGTGAATTTGAAGTTTTGGTATGTCCTTGGTTAGAAACAAAAACTGAATGGCACCTTTTAGATGCATCACGTCCAGTCAAACCAATTGTCTATCAACCCCGTAAAAAACCGAACTTTGTTGCTCAATTTGACATGAATAGTGACAGCGTCTTCATGCGTAAAAAATATCGTTACGGTGTGGAAGCTCGTGGTGTTGCTGGTTTTGGTTTATGGCAAATGGCTGTGGGTTCTACTGGTACTCAGGCATAAGGTGATTTGATATGTATGCAACGGCAGACGCGATGATCAAAAAGTTCGGTGAGAGAGAATTAATTCAACTCACTGATAATGAAGAATCTGAATATTTAGATGCTATCAATTACGACAAGTTAAATGCAGCACTGCAAGAAGCTAACTCGGAAATTGATGGTTATCTAATGGGTCGCTATAAGCTGCCGTTGCAAACTGTCCCTCCATTCCTTGAAAGCCTTGCTTGCCATATTGCACGCTATCATGCATGCACTGGTGCAATGACTGACGATGACCCGATCCGCACACGCTATGTCGATGCCATCAACAAATTGAAAGATATTTCTAAAGGTATTGTTGGTGTTGGTGGTACGCCAGCTGGTGAATCTGAGCCTGTAAAAACTTCATCTAACAATGTGATGTTTCAAGTTGGACGTCATGATTTTGGAGGTAAAGGCTGGTGATTAATTTAAGTGTTGTCGAACAAGGCCTTAAACAAGTCATGGCTAATCAGGTCACTGATAAAAAATGGACTTGGGTTCGTCAAATTAAAACGTATGGTGGGGAATTTGATGATGGCTTGACTGCTATTGTTAAAGGATTCCCAGCGATATGGGTGGTTTTTGAGGGTTCTGGCACCCCTAAAAAGATCAGTTATAACAAGACTCAATATCCAGTGACTTTTGTAGTACTCGTTGGTGCACGCTCTGTTCGTAATGAGGAAGCACGTCGTCAGGGTGCTGGAGGTGATATTGGTACATATGAAATGCTGGATCATGTTCATCAGCTCTTGATTGGTAATGATCTTTCATCAGTTGGTGTTAAAGGGCTTGAGCCTTTGGAATTAGGCAAAACCAAAACCATTTTCAATACTAAAACTGCTAGTCAGTCGATTAGTGTGCTTTCTCAAGCATTTACTACGCAATACACAATTACTGCTTCTGATCGTGACCGTGAAGAAGCTGATGAATCTATTGGTGAAATCCATCGAATCAATGTCGATTATTTCTTTGAGCCGGGTGATGACGTTAAAGACGCTTCTGATCTGGTTGAACTGAAGGAAAATAAATAATGAGTATTCCTGCTGGTATTAAAACACCGGGCGTTTATACAGACGTCAATATCAATACCCTCCGCACAGGGCTTCCAGCCAATGAGCAAAAAGTTCTTTTTGTAACGCTAGATGTTTTGTCTGGGCAATTCACACCGGTTGATGTTTATGACACAGCTGGAGCCGATGCTAAGTTCGGTGCCAATTCACAAGCGGGTCGTATGATTAAAGCCGCGGTTAAAACATATCGTCTCGTAAATGCTCAGGCTGTAGCACTTGCAGTTGAAGGTGCGCAAACACAAGCAGCTTTACATACCGAGTCAGGCGACCCTGTGTTGACTGAAGGCGGTGCTTTGATTGAACCATAAGGAGTAATGTATGGCTCAACAAATTGTGATTGAGGTGCCCGGCACTAAAATCAGTGAACTTGAAATGGCATCAAGTGTCTCTCGTAAAGACACAACCCCTGTTGTTCAAAATGAGGAGACCAAGCAGGCATCTGTGGGTTCAATTGCTGATTTGGTTAAATCAGAGTTGGGTTCAGCTGCTTTTAAAAGTTCTTCAGAGTTTGCAACTCCGAGTAGCGTAAATTCGGTAGATATCGCCAGCAAAATGCGTGTTGATGCAGTGAATGAGCGTGTTGATGTAGTTGAATATGCTGTTTCAACAATGCAGGGTGGTGGTGATGCAAGCTTCAAAACGTATGAAGAAATGCTTGCGTATACGCCGCCTAAACCGAATGTGACAGTTCGAGTAAATAACGATCCTGATGTAACTAAAAATGGTACTTATACATGGGATGGTGTTGCTTATATCAAAAGTCCTTATGACCCTTATATTCAGACAAAAGAATATGTTGATGAAAAAATTGAGCTTAAAAAATCAATTAAGAAACTTTTTTCATTAAAAGACGTTATAAATATTCCCGTTTTAAGTGTTTACACTGATGGTAGTGTTTGGATTAAAGGGTTATCAAAAGATATCGCTTCATTTTCCAATGCGCTGGGTACAGCCATTGCAAATATTAATAGCTTTATTTCATTAGGTTCTAACTCCTCAAATATTGTTGAGGTGCGTGACCGAAATAATCTACCTGTATTTTCAATCAATAAAAATCTTGAAGTAAATATCGGTAAATATCGGTTGGGTTCAATGTCTTCGGCATTGGATAAACTTTCAGGTGTTTTATTCACTCAAAAAAGTTCAAATCTGCTTGAAGTTCGAGATAACAATAACCTTCCTGTTTTGCGTCTTAAACGTAATGGAAACTTATTGATTCCTCGCCTCGGTGATGTTGCAAGTGAAGTACTTGCAGTAAAGCGGACAAGTGCTCGACTTGAGAAAAATGTGAATTCTGCAAATGGTGCCGAATATGCAGATAACGTTTTAGATATTCTTACCGATCTACCCTCAAGTGGGACACTCACCGCATTAAGTGCTTCTGAAGTCAATGCTTCTGGTCTTTTTCCCCATCTCGTTACGATGGTGCGTATTCCAGCTTTAACACGTATCGCAGCAAATAAATATCTTTGCTTTTTTGAAGCTCGTCGTGATGGTGATGACTTTGGGGAAAACTCACAAGGTGTTGTCACTCTAACTGTTGATCCAGTGAATCTGACAATTACGACCTCTAATATGCAATCGCTTCATAATACTTACGTTGATGAAAATGATCAGCGTTGGACGTTTATGAATGCTTGCGCTGTTAAGCTTGATTCAGGACGCATTATTGCACTTTACGTTAAGCGAAATGGTGTATCAAATCACGCAATTTTAAAACGATATTCCGATGATGATGGTGCAACTTGGTCTGAAGCTGAGGACATTGGGCATTTCTTAAATATGTCTTTTTATAATCTGTTATGTCCATGTTCTCAAGGGCTTGTCAAACGTTTCGGTTCAAATCGTGGGCGTATTGTTTTTCCTGTTTGGTATTCAGGAAAACGATATTTACCTTCTGAATTTCGTGCTGGATACATCTATTCTGATGACAATGGTGACACATGGCGTGACGGTTCATTTAACAATGAAACAATGAGTAATGAGGTCCAGTGCGCAGAAGATGTGAACGGGGATATTCTTTTCTGTATTCGTCGTGAGGTGGAAGGCAATACAACAAAGACATGGAGCAAGTTGTTGGATGGTGAAACCCAATTAACTCCTTTTTATCCAAATCAAATTTTAGGTCAAACCAAAATCATGAGTGGGCTTATCCAAGCTCAAAACCAGTTTGATAAAAGTAACGCTAAATTCCAGTTTATCAATGCTTATACATCTGGACGTAAGGATGTGAAGATTTGGTCTTCATATAACGGGGGCAAAGACTGGACTCATGAGTTTGATGTGCCTGATACCGCTTCATACGCTGCATATACGTGTATTGAGCGCGTAACTGCAACTCATTTGCTCGCATTGTGGGAAGCATCAGGTCACGCAACATTTAAATGCAACATTCTCAGTATCAAAGATACAAACACTTATAAACAAGCAGGTTGAGGCAAATCATGGCTGGTCAAATCGTTTTAAAATCTCAAAATGCAATTGATAACTTGGCTGACTTGCCAGATATCAATTACTACATTAACCGTGTTAAGGCAGATGGCGGCGTTATCTATAATATGAACGCACTATTGGATGTCTTTGCATTCATCTATTCAAAAAACATTACTGATTCAGAAGTTTTTAGTGCTATCAATCCAGCATGGGGGGTTAAATACGACCCTGCCACAGGTAATATTTCTAAGCTCTATAGTTTGTTTGATCCTGCTGGCGATTTAAATGCATTCGGTGGATCATTACCAATTAAATTGCAGAATGACTTAGGTGTGCCGAGCGCTTATTTGGGTGGTTCTCAGAATACATATTTGAAAGCAGCAGGAACCGTATCAGGTGTAGAAACTATTGGTTATGCAACAGCAGCGGTTATTCCTCAATTAAGCAATTATGGTGCAGGTGCTGGTACTAATTTCCCACTAGGACTTTTATGGTCTCGTGAGGCTCATGATGCTGCAGATCCTGTAGGGTCAGTTACTCCATATGTCGCAGCATCTTGGTATGTAGGCCGCCCTGACACAAGCAATATTACTCTATCGCAGTGGACTGAATATTTCTCTGTATTTAGTTCAACTGGTAGTGCAGGTTCCAATGCTTTGACAGGCTATGAAAATGCTAAACCTTTGTCTGCATTTGCTGATACAGGCGGTTTAAGAGTGTATAAAAATGGGTTGCAAGTGCTGTTTGATTCAACTGTAACTCAAACGCCTATTCACAAAGATAAGCTTGAGTTGCTTATCGGGGCGACAGTGACAGGAACTGGCGCTCCAGCAACAACTTATTTCTTGGGCCATTTCATTGAAAACTGGGTTTTAGTAAATACTGCCTCTGAAAAAATGATTGAAATCAGTAAACGCATTAACGATAAATATTATGCGGTTATCCCGCATTAAATTAAGAGGAGAAATAGCATATGGCTCTTCAAGATACACTCGATACAATCAAACCCCTTGGTCACACCATCATTGCCGTGTCAGCTCCACCAGCTGCAGGTGCCGACACAATTGCATGGATCGACCATTTAACCTCTGTCAGCGACTCAATTGAGCAACGTCCAGCAATTCTAGTTGTACCTTTTTCAGATATTGAAGCAGCTGAAGCTTTTGCGGCACAAGCTCCAGTAAAAACCAATTATCGTGTGATCTGCCCTTGCTATCATGGTGCAACTGGTCAAGAACCTGAAATTGCCGCAGCAATCGCAGCAGCTTTAGCCGATTCTAACGACCCGGCATTGCCATTCAATGGTGTCAACTTAGGTGGTCTTACACCTGTTGCTGATGAGTTCAAGCTAACGTTTGAACGTATGGAAGCAGCAATGAATAAAGGCGTTTGTATGATTGAAACGGGTGCAGACGGTAAACCGGAAATTGTTCGTGCCATTTCGACTTATCGTATGAACCCGGATTCTGGTGAGTCTGACGATCTTATGCTTGATATTAACTGTGTATTGATTGTTGACTACACACGTAAAGTCGTGCGTCAGGACCTTAAAAAAGAACGTCGTCGTAAAAACACGGCTGCTCAACGCCGCAATATTAAATCTATTATTTCAGCCCGTTTGATTCAGCTTGAAGATGCTGAGATTCTTGAAAATGTGCGTGAAAGTCTAGATGAGATTGTTGTGACTCCGGATGCAACAGATCAGTACCGTGTTAATGTGAAAGCCCCAACTCATTTAGTACGTGGTATGCATGTCATTGGGACTACGCTTGATATCTATTGATTCCCCTAGATCAGATCATACAAGACCGCTTAGTGCGGTCTTTTTTATTATTAGGCGGAAGTATTTCCGCCTGATCTTATTTAAATAGTTATTTGACAATGGGTCATCTTAAAAAAGAGTGTTGAACAATGTCTGAAGATGCAGTTGGTGCAATCGTCATGAGCTTTAACGGGCTGGATTATGACGTTGCTCGTTTTACATCATCAATTACTACGGGCAATCGCCCAGTCCCAACAATGAACCGTAAACAACGGGTGAAGTATAAATCAAAAGGAATCACAACCTATCAGTTGACGGCCTCAGTTGTAATTCCGGATGGTAAAGATACAGTCAATTGGTTGGCTGTTGAAGATGGACGTCTTTCTGTTGAATCACCGGATGGCAAATACCGCGAAACGTTTATTGACTGTAATGTACAAACAGTGAGTAAGTCATACAACGTGGATGGTGAAACCATGCGTGACATTGAAATGTTCTGCTTAGATTATCTTGATGAGACAATGTAAAAATGGAAAGAATTTTTGTAGATGGTAATTTGCCTGTAGCCATTGAACTTAAACAGGCAAAGAAAACAATCAAATGCACGAAATACGTGATGTCTTCATTAACCGCCCTTGAATACGTTGAAGCTCAAGCGAAGATTACTGGTCTGCAATACATTGCTATTTCAGATATTGTCGCGATGCTTAAGTTAGTTGATGAGGTTGGTAATCAATATGAACCTACATATGAAGATATTGCCCAAACTTCATCGTTCAATCTCATCCATTTCAATGAGAAAAAAGCAGAACTGGAAGCAAAGGTCAAAGCCGCGAATTAATTGGGCGCGTTCAGTTAATTAGAGCATTGATGGCCATTGGTATCCCATATGCAGATGCAATTAATTTGCCTCTGCATATTGCAATGGCTTTCCTTGGTGCTACGCGGCCTTTACCTCGTCAAGTGGAATCTGTACCTTCAGAAACACCACAAGCGCCACCAAAATCATCCGTCACAACCCATACTCAAACAAATGGGAACAGCTCTACAGTGACAAAAACATATGTGACCAGTGTTCGCAAACATTCAAAATCAAAGGGCTAAACTATGAGCGGAAGCAATTCTACTGTTTCTCTTACATTGCAGATTCGGGGTCAACAAGCTGCACAAGAGATGAAGCGCATCTCTGATCAGCAAGTTCAGGCCACGACTAAAATCAATACGCAATGGACCCAGATTGGTTCTGCTCAAGCCAAATTTGTTAATACTGCAAGAGCTGGTACACGGGAGACTTTGAATACTGCCCGTGCTGGGGATCAATTATTACGTACCAATAAGTTGCTTGAAGGTGTTCTACGTCAGCAAGGTGCCTTATTAAAACAACAGGTGGGTTCAGCTCAACAGCTGGCGAACTGGACAAAACAGGTTGAACAATCAAGCAAACGTACTCATCAATCAACTCAACAGACTATGTCACTTTGGCAGAAAGGTACTGCTGTTACAGGCGGTGCTATTGCTGGTGGCATGTACATATCTAATGCTTTACAAAAACCTCGTGATTATGATCAGCAGTTGACCTACATTGCTGCAACTGCCACTGGTGGACAAGGGATGACACCTGAAGCACGACTTGCTGCGCGTGGTCAGTTAAATGAATACATCAAAGCGGCTGTCCGAGGTGGCGGTGGAACGCGTGAAGACGCCGCTGAAGCAGCAAATACATTAATTGCTTCAGGTAAATACGAACTCAATAATGTTGCTCCAGCATTGAATACCGCAGTTAAAACAGCTTTTGCAACGGGCGCGATGGCAACGGATGCTGCTACGCTCACTACACGTATGCAAGACTTTGGTATCACTGATTTGCAACGCGGACATGATATAGCAGTACGTGGTGGTCAGCTTGGCAGTTTTGAATATAAAGATATGTCCAAATGGCTAGCACAACAAATGGCTGCTGCCAGTGCTGTAGGTTATAGCGGTGAAAAAGGCTTAGTTGAGCTTGTTGCGATGAATCAGGTTGCAATGAAAACAGCAGGTACTGCTGATGAAGCTGGTAACAATGTAGTCAACTTACTTGCAAAGTTATCAAGCCGTGAATTTAGTAAATCTATTAGTGATGCAGTTATTGCACAATCAGGTGATCCTACAAAATCGGATGGTAAGAAAAAGCCAAAACAGGTCTTTGACTGGAATACATATGCTATTCAACAACGTGAACAAGGAGTTTATGGCGTTGAAGCTTTTGTAAAATTATTGGAGAGACAGCTTGCAGGAAATGCCCAATATACAAAGCTTCAGAAACAGGCTGCGTCTTCCAATTCAGTAACACGCAAAGCTGCTTTGGAAGATATGAGTAACATCGCTATGGGTTCAGAAATCGGCAATATCATTGCAGATCGTCAAGCACTTATGGCTGCTTTAAGTGTTGTTTATAACAAAGACACGTTAAACGATTTAAGAAAGCAGTTACCCAATGCATCGGGAACAGTAGCGGCTGACTTTGATATGGTAAGCAGAACAGAATGGGCTAAAGATCAGGCAATGAATCAGGAAAAATTGTTTGCTCAATCCAAAGCTTATGATGCTATTTCGGAGTCTTTAGGTGGTTTAAAAGACACAATTACTAAAAGTGCAGCAGAAAATGAAAACTTAGCTGGTGTAACTTATGGTGCAGCTGTGGCAGTTGGAGGTCTTGCATTAGCAGCTGGTGCTGCGGCTTTCACGCTTAAAACTATGGGAGGTATTAAGACTCCAGATGTGCCCTCAACCACTGGTGGTTTAGCATCTAAGGCTTCAAATGCAGCGAAAACAGCTGGTCTTGTTGGAGCAGCTTATACGGGGTATCAAATTTTTAAACCTATTGATGATGCTGGATACAGTATGGTCAGTGATGTCTTAGCAAAAGTTGGTATTGGTTCAGGAGGTGAACGTCCTGACTTTGTTCAACAGGCCATTGAGCAAAGCAAAGCCCAGCAAGCTTCAGCTGAAGAAAAAAGTAGCCAATTAATTGCTGAACAGCAGAAGCAAAATCAATTGAGTCAAGAGATGATCAATAAGATTAATACATTAATTAATGTCACCGGGCAAAACAAAACTATTAATTTTAGTGGTGGCCTATTGGGAGCGATTTCTGAAAATGCAGCTGCTGAAGAAAAACGCCACGGTGCTTCAAATGTTCCTTTTTACCTACAACGGCACTAAGGCACTAAATTAAGCGGAAGCGTTTCCGCCTGATATAAAAGTCTGGTATTTCACATTATAACCTCACAATAGTGAGGTTATTTTTTCATGGGCTGGGATACAGATTTACAAGATGCAAGTTTTCGTGGTGTGCAGTTTGAATGCACATCCACCAAAGATACTGCGCCTAAAACTCTAGCTATCAAGCAGGCTCCATATTCAGATGAAGCTGAAATTGAAGATATGGGAAGTGACCCACGTCGAATTTCAATACAAGCAGTTTTTACTGGGCCTGACTATTTAACTTGGGTTAATGCTTTAGAAGCAGCATTAAGTGCGACTGGTCCGGGTGAACTCATACATCCTGTTTTTGGTGTACAGCAAGTTCAAGTTGTTAATCACGAAATTGATCATGAGGCAACAACACCTGACTTCTGTACGATGTCCATTGAGTTTATCAAGGCAAAAGCTGAAAAACGTGAGCTATTCGTACCTGTTGCTACACCTGAGAAAATTGCTACAGCAACTATTATTGATGCTCCAGCTTCAGCATTGGAAAGTGCGCTAGAAAAACTCAAAATTGGCGACACTGATAAGTTATTTAATACAGTTAATACGATTCGCAACGGTATCGATCAGGCACATAAGTATTTAGGTGTTGCAAAACAAGCAATTGAAGATGTTTTATCACCTGCCGATTGGATTGTTGGGCTGGTTGATGACGTCACTAAACTTGTAACCTTTGATACCAATATTTCGGCTTTATCGAAATGGCGTGATGTAGTACATCGAGTTGAGCGTTTTGAAAATCTTTTTCAAAATGATGATAACTCTCCTGAGTTACAACGAGTTTGGCGCTCAACACTTGCTGCTAGCCAAGTGGCTATTGCACAGCAAGTTGTAGCAACTACACGTACAGAAATGGCAAACAACCAAGGAATCAGCTTTACCCCAGTTGATTTGGCGCTTGTACGTAAAAAAACACGAGAAGTACTTCAGCAAGCTATCCGTGAAGAACGTGCCATTAATACGTTTGAAAGCATCACTCAAATTCAAGTCTACAAAGACGTTGCTGCTCAGATTCAGCATCAAATCCAAGAACTTATTGAAACACGTCCACCAATTACAACAACTCAAATTCCAGTGCCTTGCACACTGCATTGGCTTGCACACTATTTATATGGCGATATGAGCCGTGCAGATGAAATTAGACGCTTAAACCCCGATTTAGTGAACCCTGCGGCATTGCAGGTCGGCATGGAGCTAACCATCTATGCAAGATAATCAGGGAAATGAAATTCGCCTAGTGATTGCTGGCCTTGAAGCCAAAGGCTGGGATCAAGTCGAAATAGACAGCCAGATTGATACACCAGCAGAAAACTGGAGCTTTACGCTATTTGAAACTGGCGCACAAGCCCTAAATGCTGAGATTAAAGGTGGCGCAAAAGTACAAGCTTACTATGCAAATCAAATCATTTTAACAGCTGTTGCTGATCGTATTTCTGAAGCTGTAAGCCGTGATGGCTATGGCCTACAGGTTTCTGGTCGTGATCTCGTTGGTCAGTTAATTGATTGTTCTGTGCCTATTTTCAATGGTCGTCAAATCACACTTGAAGAGTTGGTAGGTCGCTATGTATTAGGCGGTGACTTAGGTTCACTGTTTCAAGATGTCCGTATTCAGGATAATGCATGGCTAAAAAATAAAGTCTCTGTTGAGCCGGGTGAATCGCTATGGGATTCATTGACCAAGGCAGCACAAATCACTGGACAACATGTCTGGCTTGATCCAGACGGGACTTTACAAATCGGTGACCCTTTTGCAAATCCATATCATGTGCAAACCCCATTGCGCCTGATGCGCCCCTTAAACAACAGCAATAACGTTTTAAGCCTTCAGTATGACAACGACGTTTCTAATGTCTTTAGCCATATCAAGGTTTTGAGCCAAGACGGCAACGCAAACTCAATATTATCTGAAACCACAGCTCAAACACAGTATGCCTATAAACGCTTGAAGATGGTTACTTTGGGCGATGTGGAAACTGAAGCTGAGGCAAATGCAGCATTAGAAAAAATCAAAAAAGACAATGACCTTGAAGCCCATACGCTGACTGCAACGGTTTCAGGCTGGATGATCGACGGAAAGCTATGGTCAACAGGCTGGTACATCAATTTAGAAACCAATGTTTTATCAAGAGCGACAGCCAAATGGGCTGTGTATGGTCGCACGTTTCAGCTTGACCGTAAGAATGGCAAAACAACAAAACTTCTTCTGAAGCGTCAAGGCGATTGGGCAAATCCATTGGTACTGAAGGAGAAAAAATCATGATGAAAGCTGTAGCAGCCCAGATAAATAAGGCTATGAAACAAATCCGGCAACCATTGTTCGCCCTGGTCGCACGTGGTGGTTCAAAAGTATTGCAGTTAAAGGGCTTTGCTGATGAAACCTTGCAAGAAGTAGAGCTTTTTCAGCAAGTCGGCTTTAACTCACACATTCCTGAAGGTGCACGCGTTGTAGTTATTCCATTGCATGGAAAAACATCACGTTCAATTGTTATTGCAACGACTGGTGGAGCTGTTGTCGTCAACGTGGGTGAAGGTGAAACAGTAGTTTATGACCAGTTCGGGCACAGCCTTTTGCTTAAAGAAGATGGTACGCATATCACTGCTGGTGACCTTTTTATTGATGAGGGCAATTTGCATGTGAATGGCAATGTCTTTGATCAGAAAGGCTCAATGCAGGAAATGCGTGACATTTATAACCAACACAAAAACGGTAATACACCAACTCCACTTCCACAAATGTAGGTGAATCATGGCGAATATTGATTTAAAAACGAAAGATTATGTGTTGATGAGCCTAGATGCTGCCTTCAGTAAAAATGAGGTACAAGCAATTTGTCAGCGTTTAAATATCCACCGTAATAAGTACTGGGCAAATCCTAAGATTGGTAGCCGTTTTTATACTTTGAGACGTTCAAAAGATGTAACTCGTACAATTCAAACAGTTAAGCAATATGCTGAAGAAGCCTTAGAAGGCTTGGTGCCAAATCGATTTGCTTCAATTTTGGTAAATGCTATTCAGACAGTTAAAAGTCAGGTGGACCTAAATATTGAAGTTACACAGCTATCAGGTCAGAAACAAACAATCCTTTATTTTGTTAAGGTTGGAGGCTAAACAATGGCATATCCGATCAAGACATTTGACCAATTACGCTCTGATATTATTCAGGAAATCCAGAATTTAACTGGATTAACACTGGATGATGAAGATGATGCAGCCATTCGCGCAGATGGTGAAGCCGCTGTAGTTGAGGGCCTTTATCATCATCAAAGTTATATTCAAAAACAGCTATTTGTTGCTACAGCTGATGAGCCTTTCCTTTATATACATGCAAAACGCTTGGAATGTCCGCGTAATGGTGGCTCTAAGGCTTCAGGACGAGTCAAAGCAACATCAAACACTGCGGTCACTATTCCAGCTGGAACAAAAGTCACGGATGGTAAAGGTCATTACTGGTTAACTTTGTATAAAGAGACATTTACCGCAAATAAGCCTAAAGAAATCCAAGTTATTGCTGAGTTTGAAGGTGTGAGCTGGAATTTCGATGGTGAGCAGCTACTTTGGGTTAGTCCATTACCGGGTGTTGCAGCACAAGTGGATGTTATTGAAATATCTGCGGGTGTTGATGTTGAAGACGTTGAAGCTTGGCGACAGCGTATGATGGATAAAGAGGCTTTAGGTCTTATTCGTGATCGTGAAGCTGATCTTCGACGTATCGTAAAAGATGTGCCGGGTGTTGCCGATGTTTTTATTTTTCCGAAACGTCGTGGCCTTGGTTCTTTAGATGTTGCAATCACAGCAGCTGGTAATCCCCCTAACTCCCCAAGCTCTGCACTTTTAGCTTTAGTACAAACGGCTTTAGAAGAATATTCAGGTTTTTGGGGTGACGTAAGAGCTTATGCACCAACAAAAGAGTATTTGAATATCACTGCACTGGTAACAGGTAGTGTGAGTCAAACTGATGTTGAAAAAGTCATTCGTGACTATGTTGGATTGTTAAAGCCGGGAGAAACTTTTGTTGCTTCTACTCTTGTTAGTCAAATTAGAGCATTGCCGGGTGTGACAGATGTTCAGCTTACACCAGCAACAAATCAGGCGCCTACTTTAAATGTGTTTGTGACTGGTTGGCTCCGGATCGGTACTTTAACGGTGACTATGTTATGACCTTTGAGCAAACAGTAGAGCTTTATGCTTCAGTACTTCGTCAATTACTGCCAGCAGGCGGCTATGACACTTCACCCAAAAGTGTTGTCGCAAAAGATGTATACGCTCATGCAAAAGTACTTGCACAAGCTGATGTTGATGCAAAACGTATTTTGACCACGTTAGAGAAGATTCCAGAAGAATTATTAAGTGAATATGAAGTGGCTCTAGGTCTACCGCTGAAATGTACTGTGAATAAAACCAAAACAATTGAAGAACGTCTTCAGATAATCCAATGGATTCAACAGACAAAGAATGTTTTAAACCGTACTTATCTTGAGGGCTTGCTTGGCTTATTTAGCATTGAGTTAGTTGATTTAATACGCTACAGACCAATGCAATGTATAGCTTCATGCAACTCACCAATCAACACAGAAAACCTGCGGTTCAAAGTCAAATTGATCTTAAAAGCCCCGGTGCAAGCTGATATGGCATGCATCATTCAAAACTACTTACCAGCTTATTTACGTTATGACATTAAGGAGCAATCATGAAGCGGATCGATAGTGTAAATGCGCGACCTGACATGTTTGGTACAGGAAAAAAAGGTTTCCATTCAAATGAAGATGTTCCCGGACAAGATGCAACTTATCTCACACCTGAATGGTGCAATATGGTTCAGGAAGAGATTGCAAACGTACTTGAGAAGCATGGAGTTGTATTAAACCCAAATAATCGACAGCAGCTCTATGAGTTATTAGCAACTTATCCAGACCTAGAAAACCTAGCTGATGCAATTGAAGCTCGCTTTGCTGCTGAAGCTGCCTTTAATAAAAACGCACGTGATGAGCTACAAGCTCAGATTACTGCATTACTCAATTATGTTTCATATCCAAGAATCCTTGCTTCAGGCGTCTTTTATTACAACGGTGGCGAAGGTGGTGGCACGGTAACCATGATTGGTGGTACAGATGGTTGGACAGCTGACAATGATAAGATCAAAGCCCCTGACATCTATAACCTGACAGATCGTAATATTGGTATCTTTTTAAGTCCAGAAGCAGCCAATGAAGCACCTTCATTTGACCGTGATATAAATAGCTTTAAACCAAAGATTTATAATCGTTCAGGTACAAACCGTATTGGTTATTCTGGTCAGGTAAGTTTCCAAGTACTCCAACATAAGAATCCTAATAGTACAACTGTTGATGGCGATTACCCGGCTGGTTTATATAGTTTCGTTCTACAACCCGGTGAAACGAAGCTCTTTACACTGATCGGTGCTGGAGGTGGCGGTGGTGCATCACGTCGTTCTAATAACTCTTCATATCCTTTGAGCAATGGGCAAGCTGGTGCTGATCTATTGCTTAAAGTTAATGGGGAAAACATTGCCGTTGTTCACGGTGGCGGTGGCGGCACCCAAGGCGTATGGAGTAACGGTTCAGCTTATGATAATGGGCAAGCTGGTGCTGTTGGTGCTGTAGACATTATTGGTGCATTTGACTCAACGACAATCACTCAAGGTAAAGTAGGCAATGCAACCAAGGAAGACCACACAGGTGGTGCATCTGTAAGTCCTATTGCTCTATTTGGTAAAGGTGGTGATGGTGCTATGGGAATTGGAGATGAAGGTTGGTCATTTGGCGGTGGCGGTGCATCAGGCTCTGTTCTTGTGGCTCAATACACTAATAATAGTACAACAAATCAAACAATCACTCTGGTTGTTGGCCGTGGTGGTGCTGGTGGACAGAAAGGTAGCTATGATTCAGATATTATCGGTGGAAACGGAACAGATGGATTTGCACGAGTTGCTAGTGTTTAATATTTGAAATTATTTTGCATAATGTGCAACGAGATAGGAAGGTAATTATCTCAAAAAAAAGCCGAATTTATCTCGTCGCGCATCATGTACCGTCTTCCGGTAAAGGAACATCGAAAACAGTTACAGATTTATGTA